TGTTGGCGCTTGAATAACATCTAAAGGCATATAACCATAAGGCCAATTTGTATAATTTGACCATTCATTCCTTAAATTAGCATCACTTCTTTGGAAATAAAACATCCAATTAGATATCATTCCGAGCGAATCTAGTCCCACTTTATTGGGACCAGTCACATTGTAAAAACGCTGCTCATGAACTTGTTTTATTAAATACTTTTGCTCCTCTAAAGCAAATAAACGCTCCTCGTCATTTGATAAGAAACCATATGTGCAATTTAAATGCACATCTGCATTCCATAATGTTCTTGTATCTGTATAAGAAGTGATGCCTAACTCAATATCAGGCGGTGGGTTCAAAAAACGATAAAATTGCATATACCATGTGTTAAAATTTGGCGCCACATAAGGATAATTATATACATAATCAAACACATCACGGATTTGAAATATCTCATTGATTGGTCTTAATGTGACAACAATGTGCAACTCATTGTATTGTAACGATGTCAAAGGAAACGCCATTTGAGATTTAAGACCAAACCAATTGTTTAGCGGAATGTATAAAATACGTCCACGTATAGATGGTTCAGGGCCAGCTAATGCATCAGTATAATAAGCATTTGGATATGAATTGACACGTGAACCAGCATTGGCAGGGTCATTTAATTCTGGTGTGTTGCCAGACATTATATCAAATAGTTCTTTTTTGTCAGTAGAAAAATCACGCTGGACGGCGGCTAATAAGTAATCGCCTGAATATTCTTGGAGCGTGTAATTGCCACATGTAATACTTATTTTTGAAATCATTTTTGCTCCTAAATTCTCAATCCATTTGAATTCATATGGAGCCCATTCTTGAACGTCAGAGTCTGCTTGTGGTGGTATAATTGGACTCCAAATACTAGGTAATGCCACAGATAAATAACAATCCATAAGCAAATCAGCATATCTAGGTATTTTGAAAGTGAATGTGGATTCTTCGGAAAGACGCAACGTTTTAGAACCTTCAAAGTCAACACGAAACTTTTGCAGACCAAAATTAGTATAATGCGCATATGTAGTTTTAAAAAACGTTTTAGAAGGGTTTCCATTTAAAATAATATTTTGTTGTCCAATAGATACAAGATTCATAAGTCCTCCTGGCATTTATTTGTAATTATAATACTAACATATTATTTTTTTAACTAATTATAATCAGGATTATATTTATTTTGTAAAAATATATTTGGAAGAATATAATTTGGAAGAATATTTATTATTATTTTATACATTTAATATATTATAAAGAATAATGTCATCACCAAATATTACAGGAGGAGTAGATAAAACAAGAGATCTAATAAATAAAGGCGCAAATGAATTATTAGAGATGAATGATAATACAGCTATTACACTACTAACATTCTTAACATTTTTTATTATTATACTTTCATTTATATATTATTTTTATTACAATGGCACTGGAACTATTGGCGGCATATCAATTATATTAATAGTAACTATAATGACAAGTATAGTTGGACAAGCAGTTATGGGCACAGCTGGAGCAATGGCGGGAGGAATTATTGGTGCTTTAATTGGTATGACTATATTTGTAAAAATGTCAAATAGCAAGATTAACCGAAATTGCAGTGTAATGGATGGAGTTTATGGTGAAAAAAATGTAGCAATATCAAACACAAGAGAAATAACAAATCCGTTTTATGATTATTATGTTAAAACTGCATATAATTGCTGTTCAGGGGGTGATTATAGAAATGATTATGTATCAATGTGTTCATTAAATGACTTATTAAAACAAGGCGTAAGAGGTCTGGATTTTGAAATATATTCCATCAATGATGAACCTGTTGTAGCCACGTCTACTATAGATAATTATTGTGTAAAAGAAACATTTAATTATATTAATTTTAGTGATGTGCTAACCAATGTATTAAATAATGCATTTACATCAAATGCACCAAACCCAAATGACCCAATTATTTTTCATTTACGTATCAAGAGTGAAAACAAAGCAATGTATGCAAAATTTGCTCAGTTGCTGCAAAGTATTCCTACTAATCGTATTATGGACTCCAAATATAGTTATGAAAATAAACAAGATGGTCATATTACTAATTTTGGAGCAGTCCCATTAAGTGATATGATGGGTCGAATTGTTATTATTGTTGATAGAAGTAATCCAACTTGTTTATGTGAAAGTGAAGATTGCGCTGATTGTAATAATTTTTATGAGTTTGTTAATATGACAAGCAATTCCACTTTTATGCAAGTATTAAGATATAATGATATTGAATATACACAAACTCCTGACGATTTAATAAATCAAAATAGGGCTGCTATGACAATCGGAATACCAAATAAAGGACCAAATCCGGCTAACCCTAGTTCAGTTGTAATGCGGTCACTTGGGTGTCAAATGCTTGCTATGAGATATCAAAGCGTAGATGCCAATGTAGAAGAAAATGACTTATTCTTTAATACAGCAGGACATGCGTTTGTATTAAAACCGCCAGAGTTAAGAGCACAAATTACAATAGTTGCACCACCAATAGAGCAAAACCCTGCATTATTTTACAATGATAGAATTTTAAAGAGTGATATATACGAGTTGAAAGTTTAAATAATAATTAATTAATTTAAATTTATTATATATAATTATTAATAAAATAATATTTATCAATAAATATTATTTTATCATTATATTATAACTATTATGGAAAAAAAAATATGTGATTCTAAAATGAGTTTTGAAGATTGTGAATTAGCAATTCTTCGTTCTGCGGTGGATAAAGCAGAAGAACGGCAAGGTAGAAAAGATGCCAATTCACCTGATATTAAACGAATTATAAGCGTTGTAGAGAATTTTATTAGAAGCAAAAAGGTTATTTGTTATGGTGGCACTGCCATTAATAATATATTACCCAAACAAGACCAATTTTACAATAAAGATATTGAAATACCTGATTATGATTTTTATAGTGCGAATGCACTTAATGATGCCAAAGAACTAACAGATATTTATGTGAAGGAAGGGTTTATTGAGGTTGAAGCCAAATCGGGACAACATTTTGGCACATTTAAAGTATTTGTAAATTTCATTCCTGTAGCAGATATTACAATGTTACCAAAAGAGTTATTTAATGCAATTAAGAAGGAAGCAATAAAAATATCTGGCATTTTATACGCTCCACCTAATTTGCTTCGTATGGGCATGTATTTAGAACTATCTCGACCTGCTGGTGATGTGTCTCGGTGGGAGAAGGTGATGAAACGTCTAACTCTTTTAAATAAACATTATCCGTTAACTGCAAATCAATGCGCTCATGTTGATTTTCAAAGGCAAATGGCAGATGATAAAAAAACCGATGAAATTTATGATATTGTTCAAAAAACATTAGTTGACCAAGGTGTTGTATTTTTTGGTGGTTATGCTTTATCTATTTATGCTCATTATATGCCAAAACATTTGCAAAGAATATTGAAAAAAATACCCGATTTTGATGTTTTATCTGAAGAACCACTAGTTACTGCGCAAATTGTAAGAGAACGATTGAGTGATATTAATGTTAAGAATGTTAAGATTATAAAACGTCCGTCTGTTGGTGAAATTATTGCACCGCATTATGAGATTTGTGTTGGTAAGGATACTATTGCATTTATTTATGAACCACTAGCGTGTCATAGTTACAATATTGTGAAAGAAGGTGGTTATGATGTAAAAGTGGCAACAATTGACACCATGTTGAGTTTCTATTTGGCGTTTTTATACGCAGACCGACCTTATTATGATAAGGACCGAATTTTATGTATGTCAAAATATTTATTTGAGGTACAATCAAAGAATAGGTTGGCGCAAAAGGGTGTATTAAAACGTTTTTCAATTAATTGCATGGGACACCAGGAGACAATTGAAGAGATGCGTGCTGAAAAGGCGGAAAAGTTCAAGGAACTAAAGGATAAAAAGGGGACTGCAGAATATGATTCATGGTTTTTGCGTTACAGACCTACTGATACTAAGAAAGAAAAGGAAGAAAAAGAAGGTGCTAAAGGTGATAAAGAAGAAGATTCATCATCTAGTAAACCAAAAACTAAATCAAAAAAAAAGAGGACAAAGAAAACTAAGAAGCGCAAGGGATTCTTTAGTTTTTAAAATTAAATATTTTATTATTATAAGAAATGTCCAGGGAAGAAATAAGGGAAAAAATAATGGCTCAGATAGGGGTTGAATTGACAAGAGTGTTTACTTCTGATAAATTCACAATCACAAGAAACAATGAAACATATTCCATTGCAACAATAAATCCATCGGGGCAATGTTTGAAATTGCGATTTAGAAGAGACAACAATGTTGAAATAGACAAATTGGACAAATGTGGAATCCAAGGTTCCGAATCAATCAAAAGGGTGGAAGAAGCATTAAAACAAATACCAAGTATAAAAAAAATAAATTTAACAGATGCTTCAACTATATCAGTTTGCGGAGAGAGTATTAAACTTTCTTGTTTGAAAATTTTGAGTAAAGGTGAATCTTGGTATAATTTGCTTGGATATTACTCTGAAAATTCCGATTTGGACAAGGAAGCAAATGCCGAAATTATAGCAAAACCATTTCATCAATTTTTAACAGATTGTTTACAAAAATACAACGAAGAACATACTGCTGCAGAAATTGCTGAATTTGAAAAACTTAAAACTGACATTGAAACTAATGGTTCAACCTGGTTTCCTGGAACTAATTTAACAGACAGCACAAAGGAGTATTTTACAAAAATCAATGCAATTATTTTAAGTGACAAGGATAAGGTTGATTGCAGTGAGGAAACTAAAATTAAATACATATGGTTGGCAGCGTTTTTTGATAAAATTATAGGA